CGTGCTGTAGCCGTACAGAACGTCAATACGGCAAGGCATACGGTCATTGTTGATGTCGTACTGACGAACAATGCGCAGGCTGATGCCGTTGTGAACCTGACGCGATGCCATATCGACGCCCTGCGGGAGCAGGAGATCGGCGGTGGCGAAGGTGATCGCGTCCTTGTGGTACACAAGGTTCTGGGCGTACTGCGACGAAGCCGCGCCGACGAACACGACTGCCTTAGCGTTAGCAGGCAGAGTGCTGACAGTGGCGAGTGCATGAGCAGCCGAGTAGATCGCGGCCACGGTCACGGTAGCAGTCGTGGTCGCGGTCGAGGACGACAGCGCAACGAACTGGAACAGCGAACCGGTGCTTTCGCGGGTCTGCGGGTTGACGGCAAAGCAGTCAGCAATCGTGAACACATCGCCGGGGAGGATGGTTTCACCTGAACCGACAGTCAGCGTCAGCGTGGTAGCGCCTTCCGACGTTACAGCAGCGCCGGTAACCGTGCCGGTAGCGGCGCGGGTGCCGGTGGTGAACTGCTTGATCGACTGCGACATATTGATTTCGTCGAAGCCAAGCACGCCCGTACCCATCATACCGTTCTTGAACTGCTTGCTGACCGTATCGGTCGGGTTGAACAAGCCCTTCATGCCTTCAACCAGGCCAGCGTTGGCGGCTGGGTTGACGGTGGCATAACGCGGCGACATGACAGCAGCGTTTTCGTTCAGCTTCTGCTGTGCAGCAAGAAGGACTGCCGAAGTAGCTGGCGTCGTGCCGGGGGTACCAACCGAGTTACCAATGGTCTTGAACGCATTGGCAACGTCAGCGTCGATGCTCGAAGCAAGCTGCGAGATACGCGGCTTGAGAACGCGCTCGGCGAAATCGTCAAGCTGCATCGTCAGTTCAGCGGTCGTGAAGTTCACGCCGATGTGCTTCTGGTTAGCAACCGTCAGCGTGGTGAACTGCTCGTTGTCATCCTGCACCTGAAGGGCAGCGCCGTCCGTGACGAGGGCGCGATCCGGCAGACGGATGCGGAGGGTGGAGCCGATCTTCGCGCCTTCAACAGCAAAGCTGTCGTCGTACTGGCGATTGACGTTGCGGGTAAGCACGAGGTTGTTCTCCAGGATTTCCAGAGCCTTCCGCGTGATCATGTCGATAGTAAGGATCGAGTTAGACATAGATGTATTCCTAAGTTAGCGGTTGCGTTGTGCCTCGTACTTCTTGATCTGCCGCCGCCGTTCCGCTTCGATCCACTCCGACGTACTCATCGACTTTGTTGAACGAGGGTCGGTGGTGTCGTACATGGGCGCATTAGCGGCGCGGGCAGTGACAGGTGCAATCGGTGCCGGGGCGGTTGAAGTCTTTCTAACCGGCGGGCTTGAGGCCATACCGGCTTCAAGTTTTCCGATCTCTTTTGCCTGCAAGATGGGAGACAGTCGGGCAATGCGATCCGCTTCCTTGGGGTTTGAGCCGAGATAGTAGAGTACGTCTGGGCCGTTGTCCGAGGCTTGGATGCTTTGCGCCATCGCTTCCGTGATGGATAGCTTGGGGTTGTAGGCGACCTGTTCAAAGTCGTCGTACCGATCCCGCGCCGCTTCCTCACGGTCGTGGTAATGTTCGAGCAAGTCCTGATGCTGCCTGGCGGTTTCCCGTCTGGCGAGCAACTCCTCCGCCTTATACTCCGCCAAAGCGTCAGCATAATCCTCGTAGGTGTTGAACTGGTCTGGGCTAAGATCAGACTGCGGTGTTGCCACCGGTCGCTGCGCTTGAACCGTTTCCAGCCTTTGGGCTTGCTCGCGTTCCCACTTGCGCTGTTCTCTTGCAAGTCGCTTACCGACAATCGCATCAAGTTCCTCTTGCGAGAAAGTTTTGGATGCTTCCTGCTCGGCAGGCGTTTCCGGCGTCGTGTTTTCTACAGGCTGGAGTGCTGCCGTGGCTTCCAGTTCTGGCGCGGAGGCATCCGCTACGTCAGGAACATTTTCGTCCATGTTTAACTCCTAAGAGTTCCTGGTGAGCCTCACCAGTACGGTTATCGTCCAAGCTACATCATTCGTTGCGGCTTGGCAATCTTAATGGCCGTTGCATATTTACCGAGCAAACACCACAGCGAAATAAGTTGCATTTGAATCGATTTGCAATGCCCGCTCTGATGTAAAGATTACGCAAGTTGCTTGTCGGTTGGCTTTTTCAACGTAAGGTGATTCCACTCTTTAATGTAGTCACCACCACCATCGTTTTGCAAAACGATAGACCCACGAAACCCAAAATCTTCTGTTTTAAGGTCTGGATAAAGCGCAATAATTTTCGCGTATAGGTTCATGTCTATCTCACTTGTGCAATGTCAAAATAAGTGGCTACTGCCGAAGCATCTAGCGCCTGCCCAACACTCAATCTACCGTAGATTTGAATGTAGTCACCAGTGCCATTGAGATAGATAAGGCCTGAACCATACATACCGTACAGGGTTGTGCCTGGCTCAGTAAGCGCCAATATTTTAGCCGAAACTCCATTTTTATAAATAGAAATGGTAAAGGCAGAGGCCAGTGTTCCCGCTGTTAAACCGGTACTGACCTGATACCAGCCTGCGCGATTAGGCGTAAACGAATAAGCGGGCGCTGTAAGCCCGTTTAACGTAACAGGACTTGCAGTGTTGTTAAAACATCCATTGGTGTCATACAACTCAGTTTGAAAACTGATCAGCGCAAACACTGACGATGTAAGTGTTTGTGCAGAACTTTGATAAACTTGCGCCAAGGGGCCACATAAAAAATCGGCAACCGTTGCTTTTTTAGTCTCAGCGCCTTGAACAACTGGAACTTGTTCCGCCCCGGTCATCGGGGTAGTGACGGCGTTTAATTGAGAAATTTTCTTATCGGCCATGATATATTCCCTTAAGTTAATTTACTGCGAAGATATGCGCATTCAAGTGCCAATGCTTCTTCGTAGCGAATACCATATGCATCGCCGCCTTCCCATTTATCATGGCAAAGAACGCCGTATTCAAACGCATCCAAGCCTTCGCTTTCAAAAGCCTCTTTGACTCGTTGCGCGATAAGACCAAAATGCCAACGCGCGCCGTCACCTTTCGTTTCAACCGCGTCGTTGAATTTGAACTGGACGTATTCAACCTTGGCCCAAGCGCGGAGCGCAGAAGCGTCGATTGGTTTAATCTGCTGCTTCTGGCGCTCGTCGGATGTGTTGATCGCGCCAGTGGCCGAATATACCACAGACCAACGAGCAGAAGGGCCACCAAGGGAGGTTACGTTATCCGTCGAAGGCACAAAAAACAGGTGGAATGCGTTGCATACAGTAAAGACATTGGCGGCAGACGAGACGCCTGAGCCAATCGCCACGCCGTTGCTGCCAGTGGTATAAGCGCCGTCGCCGATTGCAATGCTATTTTGCGCAGTATTTAGCTGGCTTGCGTTCTGGCCAGCCCGATAGCCAACAAATACGTTGTATCCACCGCTAATTTCCGTGGAAACAGACCCTGATTCTGCCCCCAAATATGTGTTATAGTTACCTTTATTTTTCAGGCCCGCGCTATACCCAATGGCAGAGTTCATCTCCCCGCCACCCTCATATAGAGCGTATGCCCCCATTGCAGAACAGTAATTTTGCGATGTATTGTTTCCAAAACTTTGCGGGCCACCACGCAACGCATATCGTCCTACCGCTGCGTTTTCAAAGCCATGCGTATTATGGTATAAAGATTGAGTCCCAATGGCGGTATTACCATCGCCGTCTTGAACATAACCGTTTGAATCAGATCCGACTGCAACGTTTCCTTCGCCTGTAGTATTCGCTTGCAACGAGTAAATACCAATTGCAGTATTGGTAATTCCAGTTGTGTTTTGAAAAAGCGAATTAGCCCCAACTGCCGTGTTATTAAAACCGCCAGTATTGGCCGTAAGCGCAGTGATACCAATCGCCGTATTAGCATAGCCAGTTACGTTTGCGTACAGTGCGCGCGATCCAATAGCGGTAAGCTGGTTGCCCGCATTATTTAAGTTTCCAAAAGTGTTGGCCCCAAGAAATACGTTGTTATTGCCGACGCCGCCGATGCCTCCAATGGCCGTCCCATTTTGGGTAATGATTCCGCTTTTCGTATCAAGTCCTTGCGGATTTGGATATAGAGTAAATGTCCAAGTATTGCCGATGGTATGACCAGTCGCGGAAGCAAAAACTGGCACAAGCCCCGTTCCCGGCAAACCAACAGGGCCGGACAGCGTGTAGCCAACCAAGGCGTTCATGCCCAACGGCAGAGCGTACACCTGATCATCAACCGGATTGTAAGCGTCATAGGTGCTGATCCATGTAACGCCGCCGTTTAGGCTATACTCGAAAGTGTCGCACGGGCTGGGTGCGCCAGAAATTCCGGTTTGATTAACTGCGTTAACTCGCATAGCCATTTGCAACGGGCGAGACTGCGCGTATGAGGCTGTGAATGTCAGATCATTGAGTCCAGCGCCAATAAATGTGATTGGCCCCACCCCCAAATAACCAGAAATTATGCCGGGGCCGTAAAATCGTTTTGTAAGCACCGTTGATGAACTAATCAAATAAGTGCCGACAGGAATATATATTTCCTGTCCTGTGGATGCGTTTGCAGCGGTAAACGCCGCAGAATCATCAGTTACGCCGTCGCCAACAGCGCCGAAATCTTTGACACTGACAGTCTGCGCTAGCTTGTTTTCTACATTGGTAGTTACGCTGTTAACGAACGGCGGATCATAGGTAACCATAGACGCATCAACGCCGCCGATGATGTTGTCATAGGTGCCAAGCAGAATGCCTGTCGAAGTCTCAATGACAAACTTATATGACAAACCGTCAGTCAGCCAAATCTCGCCGCCAGGCACGCGCCCTGCGCTATCTAAAACAATAGGGTTTGCGTGCGCGGTAGCGCCTGACGAGCTAGTGTAGGTTGCTCGCGGCGTTGTTGTGCCTGCTGCGTAGGTATACAGTTTGCCGCCCGACAAAATGACGCCGCTGTTGTTAAAAAACTGCGCTGCTACGCCGCCTAAAATGGAAAGACTGACCGTCATATAACTACTCCAGCAGCAACAAACCACCGTCCTCTTGGACGAGGTTATCACCAATTTCGGTCAACAGATTGCCCTGCACGGTTGCGCTTGCGTACCCAGACAGGAAGCTAATAATGCTTCCCAGCCCTAGGGCGATACCGTTACGAAGCGCGCCGCCGAAGCCCATGCGTCAGTTCCGATTAATCGGCTTGGCGTACACAGTACCGCCCGTAGACACCTGAATGGCGCTAACGCGCCACGGCGCGCCCGTGGTGTTGGTAGGCAGCACGAACGGAATTGGCGTAAATGGCGGGACAGGTGTGCTGGCAGTCGTAGCGACCGCGGCAACGCCGACTTCAATGTAGCAAGCCTGGTCAGACCACACTACAACGCCCTGCGCGCCGGGGGGCCATGCAGTCGTGCTGCCAGCAGTGCCGGTGTAAGCTACGCTGTAGGCCGGGTAATCGGCTTTGCTTAGGGGGTTTAGAAGTTCCATAGCCAGTCCTTACGCCAAAAATTTCAGTTTGTAGAGCGTTGAGTAATACAACCCAAAAATCTCGTCGATGATGTTCTGGATTGGGGTGCAATCCTTATCAACGACCTTGTAACGCATTTCGTCAAGGTCGTCCACTTGGCCTTCGAGAAACTCAACCACGTTGTTGGTCTTTTTGGCCGACATGAGCGAGATAGGGCCAATCAGCCCGTATTTGCCCTGATAGGCTTCTGCAAATTTGTCTGTTAGGTCAATGACGCCATCGTAAAACTTACCCAAAGCCTTGTGTTTGGCGTAGCTGCGGGTGTTCAGGTGCGCAGAATGGGCTACATCCCGCGCCAGAAACAGCATACCTACAAAGTCGGCGCAGCCAGCCATTACATCATTCCTTCGGGGGGTTGTTCAGGTGCCATTTCGGGCATTTGAGGCTCCATAGCCCCCATTTCAGGCATTTCTGCGGGTTTAGGCATTTCCATGTTGGGCATTTCGCGCATTTCAGGTGCGCCTCCAATCAGATCGCCGGTATCCATAGCCGCAGCAATGGTACCCATCACGATGTCTTGGATTTGCTCGGGCGTCATACTGTTCTGCACGGCGCTGATACGCTTCGTCTCGGCGTCGTAGGCGTCTACCTGAGCCTTGTACTCCTTGATGTCCACCTCGCGCTGGGCAACGCTGTCCTGCACGTTCTGGATGATGTCCGTCATGCGGTTCATCTCCTGCGTCATGGCTTCCATCTGCTGTGCAGCAGCAGCCATCTCGGGCGACTGATCGCCTTCCGACAGAACCTTCGGATCAAGAATCTTCTTGAACCGCTCGGCCATCTCCTGAGCGCCTGGCCAGTCCATGTTCTTGATGAACAGATCGCCAGCAACAGACCAAAGCTGCGGGTTGGTCTGCAAAATCTGGCTCATGGCGTCCAAGGCTTCCTGACGCTTGGTCATGTAGCCGGGGCCAGTCGTAACCATCACGTCGTAGGTGCCGACGCTGGGGTTGTAGATTTTCTCAATCATCCCGCCGTTCTGGTCACGAATTTCCTTGACAGGCTCGGGCTGCGCTGGGTTGAACTTGACCATGCTAACTTCGCCGTCAATGCCGATGATGCGGGCAATACGCTGCGTGTCGTAAATCTTGGGGATCATATCGACGATCTGCCGGGTGATGTGGCGGATCGCGCGGGCCAGGTTATCGACGTAGTGGTAGGTGCCAACATCGCCCTGCTTCTCGCGGGCAAGAATGGCCTTTCCAGAGCGTTCGTTGCCCGCCATGCCCAACGAGGCGTCATACTGCCCCGTCGTTCCCTTGATGTCGTCAGCAGCCCCCATCTTGGCCTGGATCAAGCCGGTCTGAGGCAACGGAGGAGGTGCGCGCTGAGGCAGGGGGAGAACTGACCCAGCGCCGTCCGTCACGTCGGGATTGACTTCCAGATACGGCCAATTGGTCGTATTGGCAGTCTTCCACTGCATCTCGTACCCTTCAAACTGGCCACCATAGCCAATGAAAGGTGCCTTTGGAGCCAAAGCCAGCATCTCGGCTTCTTGGCTTGTCCAGTAGTTGTACATCCGCTGCGCGTCCTTGGCATTACGCACAAGGCCAGAGATGTGCAGACGTCCTTCAACTTCCCACTCGTTGCCGATGACGCGAACGACAGGAATCCACTTGCCTGCCCACTCGCGTTCGTCGAGGATGTCAAACCCGTTGGTCTTCATCCACATGACCTTCTTGCGGTCAACGATGCGGGTGCGGATAGGCTTACCAAACATAGCCGTAAGCTGCTTGTCCTGCGGCGTGCCACTGAACGCAGTCTGGTTGTCTGGGTAGAGGTGCAGCGTGGCTTTTTCGTAGGTGTTGTAGAAGTATTCCGCGATGCGGATCGTGTCTTCCTGGAGCCACGACGATAGGCCGTCGTTGCCAACGCCTTGGCTGTACAGCGTGCTGATCGGCGATGCGTCGGGAAACATACGCTCGTATTCGTCGCGCAAGATGTCTTCGGTGACAAAGCACCACTCGGCGTCCGCGCCGCACGGGTCTTGGATCGTCGGGTCCATATAGACGCTGAACGAGTTGCGCACCCGCTCAATGCGGATGTCCTGATCGAACGTCTCGTCGTTGCAGTATTCCGTCAGCAGGCGGATGTAGCCCTCGCCGTAGGTCACCTGGTTGTCGCAGGCGGTGTCGTAGGCTACGTCGGCGTCCGACATATACTCAATGTGCCGCACGACGCCGTTGAAAATCTCTGCCACCTGAACGTCGGCGTTGTCATCCGCTGGGATGACCTTGCCGCTGGGGCGGTTCTGGCGCTGCTCGTTCGTCACCTGACGGACGTGCTGCGGCAGCTTGTTAATCGTCAGGCACGGGCGGGCGTTGATCGTCTGGCCCTGCACCGCACCGCGGGTCGCCAGCACGTCAGCGGGCCACTGCCACTGGTTGTCTGGC